ACTTGTATCAACACCGGGCATTTCTTCTACGTATGTGGTGCCTTGAACAATAATGTCGGGCTGAGATAAACTCTCGGCATTAGGAAAACGACCCTCTTCGGTGCTACCTAGTGTAGGGAACCAACCAGTAGAAGCAACCATTAATTTTGCATTTAGTTGATTTGGATTACCAATTTGTTTACCTAATTTACTGTTAGCTGGAATATGAAAGCCAGTGATATTAGGCTTGAAATCAAATGTTTGTGTGTTCTTGTTATAGACAGGCATTGCAGTAGCGCCGTCTGGTTTGACTCCGGGATAAAACAACAATCCACCTTCTAAATAACCAGAGTCTGGACTAATTTGTTCAAACAACGGCCATAAGTCTGCAACCTGTTTAGCGAATTGTGTGCGACTTTCATCTGCACCACCGCCTGTGCCCAAGATGAACTTCATAATGTCTTGTGGATTATTAGGTAATGTGGGTACACCTGCTTTAGTTTGCATAGAACCTCGGGATAGGTAAGCCCATGCATTCTTTGGTATCATTCTAAAAACACCTTTTTCGTCACGACCCCAGTATACAACTGGCATTCCATCCCATTTTAATTCAATTGAATCATAATTATCAACCATGTGCTTCATACGTTCAGCCGCATGTAATCCACCGCTACTACCATTTGTAATGACAAGGTCCTCTATGTGTTGGTACTTACGTCCAACACCAGGGGCTGCCGCTTCAAATAATAGTACGTCTGTTAATTTCATTTTTTGTTTTGTTTTACAAATTGTTCTGCAATCATTACTAAGTCTTGTAATTGTTCTACAGATTCACAATTCCATCTACGTAGTGCTTTATTGATTGGGCTATCTGGATCTCGTTTAGTTTTAGCACTGGCACGTGATTTTTTCATACCGCCCATTCTAGCACAGAATGATTTACGACGGCTGGCAGCTTTGCCACCCTTCTTTAATTTACTTGGCTTAGTTGTAACAGCAGTCTTTAACTTACTACCTGGATTCTCTCTACGATATGCTTTGACTGCTTTACCACTCATGCCATCAGTCTTGTCACTCTTATTGACTTTCTGCCAATCTTCGTCAATACTTTCATTAGGTACACAGTTGTTAACTCTTGTGTCACCCTTCATTTTAGTGCCTTGCTTTTTATAGCCTTTCCAGCAACTTGGGTCTAATCGTTGTTTTTCTTCCACCACACCTTGTTCTTCTTTTTTAGAAATAGCAATAGCTGCCTGTTGTGCAGGATTAGCTGCCTCAGTTATAATTTCAGTTATTTTCATTTTAGTATATCCAATGCTTTACGAAACCACTCACGACTGCCTTCAGCAACAGGTTCTGGAAAATACTTTTCTTTAATTGCTTTGTATTTTTCAGGGTATTGCTCAAGTGCTTTCATCATTAGTGTAGGGTTGCCCATATCTCTTGCAGTAGCAGTAGGACCAATAATGATTTTAGCAATCTGATCCTTGTCGTTACTAACAAGTTCTTTAGTTTGTCTGTCAACAAGTCCTTTATACGGACTCATCATTAAACTCTCATGTCCTGGCAATTGACTCATATTTGATAAGTCTGCCCACATAGCATGAAGTGTGCCACCTTTTAGTGTAGGATCACTATAGTCATGTGTATGTAATGGTTGTGCCGCAGCCGCATTCTCTACTGCCATGATGTCAACTTGCACAACGTTATTAGTATTACCAATAGGAACACCTACGTGAATGCTTACTCCGGTACGTGCGGCAAATAATCCGTTGCTTTGAAAGTATTCTTCTAATGCTTTGCGACTTAACTTTAATTCTTTAGTAGGAAACGCAGTCATCAACTCTTTTGCATCTACTAATACATCAATATCACTTGAAATTTCTTTCTTACCTGCACTACCAATTGGGTATAATTGCAGTCCAGGTGGCAATATCTTTTTTAGATTATCCATAACCGAACCAAAGTTAGATTTTTCTAACTGTACTGCATCGGGGATTACATTTCCACCTTCAAATAATTTCATTTTAGTAACTTACCTTAATACTTTGAATTGTTCCTTGACTGAACATATTGATTTGCGCTCTCATCCAAACAAAGTTACCTTGGATGTTAAGATAACTGATTTGTGTTAGGTTACTAGCTTCAATTGTATGTACAATAAACCAATCAGTACCCAATGGGTTATCTACTAGTGATGCTTGTACAATGATTTTACCACTAACACCAGTTAGATTCCACAATAATGTTTGTGTATCTTTGTTACCTAGATAGTAACTGGCTGCTGGTTTTCTGTCACCAGTAACAGTTGACATGTTATTGAACACTGTTTGTGGGAACAATATTTGAGTAGTTGTTTGACTCATTATGCTTTCACTACCTCAACTACGACAGAATCTCCCACCAATTCTTGGGCGACTTGTTCTAATGCTATTTGGATATCATTACCGACAAGTCCACCGTTGTCGGTATCTGAATCTTTAATGATTTTACTGAATTTGACGATTAGTACGTCCTCTACAATCTTTGCCATGGGTAAATACTCCAATTAATAGAGTATTTATCATTTCAAGTTGTCTCTGGACGCTTTTCTAGTTTGAACCTGCGCTTAATCATGTCCCCAAACATCAGGGATAATAGAGAATTAGTGCTGTCCTCGTCATATTCAATGTAATAATGACTAGAACAGTAGTTTTGTTGCCAGTACTTTTGCCCGCCCTTTAGCCAGCCCTTCAATGCGTCACTAGGGACAATAACAGTTTTGGTACCCTGATATCGTTTGATGAACTCTGACAATTCTTGTTTAAAAGTATCCTTGACACGTTTGCTTTTCAAATAAACACGATATTTGTGCTTGGGTTCTTTTGCAAATGTTTTGATACCTGTAGGGGCGATATCAATGACTTCGCTAATATCTACTGTAGGTGATAGATTGCGTAGTTTTTGTAACAATGCTAAATCATTGCTAAAAACACCTGCAGTATTACTCTCAACTCGTACTGTGCATGTTTTGTTTGCCTTAACATTAACATTACGCCAATCAATAAAACTCTCAATATCATCTAGTTCAATTGCGGCTATTCTAGACTTGTCGTAATATCTACGATTTGAGTCCAATCGTTTTAGATAATCCAGCATTGTATCACAGCCGTGAATCCATGATAGTCCTGGTATGGTTATTCGGGCGCGGTATCTGTACTTACCATAATACAATACATCTCTATAATCAAAGGAATCAACACCTGGGGTGTTAGCTGATGACATTAATAAATCCATTGCTATCTACCTCTACATTAATCTTAGGTGCTACATCAAACACAATTATATCATTTACTAAGTTTGCTGTAACAGTACTACTCTTAATTTTCTCAAAGAGAATCTTCTTACTTAATGGTACACGAATCAACTCGTCAATCTTACGACTTAAAGGTCGTGCGCCCATTTTGCCATCATATCCATGCTCTGCAAGATATTCAACAACCGGCTCGCTTAAGTTAAGAGTAATGTCATGTACATTTTTAAGACTTTTCTTCAAGTCATCCGCAAACTTAATAACAATCTTCTTAATAGCTAACATATCTAGTTTGTTGAACTTACAAACCATGTCAATACGATTTCTGAACTCTGGTTTAAAGAACTCTTTCAATGCTTTTTCATCTTCACCTGACTTTTCCTGTGATCCAAAACCAATAACGTTACGTTCACTATCACTACTACCCAAGTTACTGGTCATGATAATGATGCAGTTTTTAGCATTGACTTCTTTACCATTACTTCCAGTAACTCGACCCTCATCAAGCAATTGCAAGAATACGTCAAAGACTTCTGGGTGAGCTTTTTCAACTTCATCAAACAATAAAATTGAATATGGGTTCTTGCTTAAGTCATTGATAAGCTTACCGCCACCTAATTCACCTTCACCGAAGCCAACATATCCTGGTGGCGCACCGATGAACTTAGCAATAGCATGTTTCTCGCTGAACTCACTCATGTCGTACTTCAATAATGGCATATCTAAGTTTTTACTTAAAAGTTTTGCCAACTCAGTCTTACCAGTACCTGTTGGTCCCAAGAATAAGAAACTACTTGTAGGCTTATTCTCATTGCCAATACCCGCAAACGAAACGTAAACACGTTCAAGTACTTTGTCAACTGTTTCATCTTGACCATATAGTTTGTCTTTGATATTAGATTCGAGGTTCTTGATACGGTCATCTGTAACATCACTCATCTTATCAGCAGGTACACCCGTATATCGTTCAACTTGTTCGTGAATCAATTCTTTAGTGATGATTGCACCAACATTTTCAAGCACACGCTGTTTAGCACATGCCGCATCTAACAAGTCAATAGATTTGTCTGGATTCTTACGGTCGTGAATATAACGAATAGCACATTCTACACTTGTATTGATAGCCTCGTCACTAATTTCTACACTATGGAAGTCATTCAATCTAGAACTTAGACCCTTAAGGATACGAACTGTGCTTTCTTGTGTTGGTTCGTCAATAGATACACGATAGAAACGGCGCATTAACGCACGATCCTTTTCAAATGACTCGTAGAATTCTTCCCAAGTTGTGCTTGCAATAACTTTCAATGTGCCTTTAGTGATTGCAGGCTTAATCATGTTAGCAAAGTCAACACTACCACCGCTAGCATTACCTGAACCCTTCATGGTATGTGCTTCGTCAATGAATAGAATTGCTTTACGCTTTGTATTCAATGCTTGCAATACATTTTTAATCTTTTCTTCAAAGTCACCCCTATACTTACTTCCTGCAAGTAGATTAGCAACTTCAAGTGAATATAATTCGTGATCCTTTAAGAACTCTGGAACTTGTTCATCTACAATTTGCTGTGCTAGACCTTCTGCAATAGCAGTCTTACCTACACCAGGGTCACCGACCATTAATACGTTTGACTTGAATCGCTTAGCCAATACATTAACAATATCGTCAACTTCTTTGCTACGTCCAATCATTGGTTCAAGCTTACCATCTTTAGCTAACTGTGTTAGGTTGATTGTATATTCTTCTAAAATATCGTCTGCTTGACTATCACTTAGTGCAGTAGTATAGTTACCACCTTTGTAATGCTTCTGCCAGAAGGGTACAAACTCGTTTTTAACGATGCCATACTTCAATAAAAAGTAATGTGCGTGACTGTTTGTCTCTGAACTAATGCTTAGATACAAGTCAATAGTTGTAATTGTTTTGCGACCAGTGAAAAGAACTTGTGTTACACCGCGATTGATGGTGCGTTCTAAGCTATTAGTCTTTCTGGGTTGAACTTCTTCACCTGGATTCACGTTGACTTGAATAGCACGTAAGCTATCTAAGTAAATACCAATTTCTTTAGTTAAGTTGGTAGTGTCTGCACCGAACTGCTCTAAGCATTTCTTAAAGGGCGGGTGATTTACCAATGCTAACAATAAATGCTCTACAGTGCAATACTGATGCTTGCGTTGTTTAGCAAATTCAATAGCCTGTTCGATAATTGCTTCTATTTCTACTGAACTGTGCATTTTTGTTTCCTTAAAATCTTATTTACTTGTTTCGGGATTGCAATATAGCATCTAATATTGCGTTGTCTATTCTATCAGGAACTATGGGTTTAAGCAAGACATATTGGTCTCCTACATTCCCATTTACTTGTAATCCTTGACCAGCTACACGCACTTTAGTATTAGGTTGTGTTTTGGGCTTGACACCTAAATTGAATTTAGTTCCGGATAGTGTAGTGAACTCAATGTCAGTACCTGCAATCAAATCTAGTACTGAAATGTCTACTTCACTATACAAATCCAAACCTTCTCGTCTGAACTTATCATTAGCATGTACTCTAAACTCAATGATTAATACACCGTCGGGTATAAGATTGTCGTAGCGCATTTGTCCACCGTTATCTATACCTTTTGGAATGTCAACTCTGATAGTTTGATTACCTGAATGTGTTCTGAACTGTAGAACTTGTTCACCACCAGTTAATACTTGTTCTAGTGTGATCCAAATAGTAGTTTTAAATGTTGGGCGTTGTTGTCTTTGATGCCCAAACATTTGTCCAAACATATCATTTATATCCATTCCACTTCTTGGATCAAAGTTGAAATTAAATCCTCCACCAAAAGGACTGCCTGTGGTAAAGTGAAATCCACCAGGCGCACCACCTGTCCCACCAAATGGATTTGGGTTGTCGTATTGTTGTTTCTTTTCTGGGTCGCTTAGTGTTTCATAAGCAGTTTGAATTTTTTGAAACATAGCGGTATCACCACCCTTATCGGGGTGATGTTGATTCGCTAGTTTGCGATATGCTCTTTTGATATCTTCGGGGGTAGCATTTCTGTCTACCCCCAGGGTTTGATAAT